AATTTATAAGTCCTATTACCTGTAGCAAAATTTGTAGCGGTCGCAGTAAATGTAATCGTAGTAGCTTCATTATCGGTTGAATCATAGGGAATTACGTACTGACTAGCAGTTAATCTTGCAGTTAGCGCGGGGTTTCCATCAGTACCATCAATAGAACCTATTGCACTTCTTTTTGCATAATTAAATCTACTATAAGCATTAGCTCCTGTTTTATATATGCGCGCAATTATACAATCATTTGTAAAATCTATACGAATATTTGGAATTTTACCTGTTACTCCATCATGAGCATTTTCGGAAGCATTAGATAAAAATAATGTTGTATCATTTTTTACGGCTGCAACATGGATCTCGTCGGTTCCTAGTTGAAGCACATCTCCTGCTTTAATTTCGGACAAAAACGATGTTCCTACACCTGTAACTTTAGAAGAGTCAGCAAGTTTTAAAAAGGTACCTGTTAAGTCACTGCCGTACTTATCTGTAGTATTACCTGTACCAGTATCATACCAGAAAGCTGCTCCGACTGTAGCAGGTTTATAATATTTTAGTAACTTTAGTCGATCGGACGTATCACTAGAGTCTAGCATAACATAGTAATGCTCTACTATAAATTCTCCAGAGTGTTCCTGATCAATCTTACTTGTAATAGACATATTAGAACAATCTTGAGTATGTGTAGCGGTTGTAGCCTCAACACCTTGAATAACAGCACCTGAAGGACTAGGATGGTTAAATATATAATTAGTAGTAGTAATGGTAAATGAACCCGATGAAGATAACTCAAGCGCACTATCTAGGTCCCCAGTATAAGGAACACCGTCTGGAAGACGGGGGACCTCATCGTTGTATTTATCTAAAACATTAACAGAGGCTACTATAGGTGCTGATACGTTTTGAAGCGAATTAATAGTTCTCAAGGCTACTTCATATTCTCCAGATTCAATTCCTGCAATATTAAAAGTAGTTTGAGCTGGATTATCTATTAATACAGGGCTCTCCATATTAGGAAAAGTATGAGTCAGTTCGTAGCTCGATAAGTGCTCGTAAATACCTGCTACCTCGCCTACATTAGTCGGAGGTACCCAAGAAACTTGCAGTTCTACCAACGCTCCTTTTTTGTGAACGGTAGAATGCAAATCTCTACATGGAGGAACTGTATCAGTATGTCTTATTGCAGGATATACACTATCTGCAATAAAAGTAGTAAAGTCTTCGTCAACTGCTGAAAATTTCTCGTCATAGTGCTCTACTGCGCTAACAGCGAATTCATTTTTAGAGTTTTGAGAAATAGCAAGTACTCTGTATTCTTTTGCAGAGCCTAAAACGTCAACACCTCCTGCTTTTTCTGTAAGTACCCATATACTTTCTGCGGCAGGAATGGCAGAAAAAGCAGTAGACACTGTCAGTGTATCAACAGCTCCCGCACTAGTTGATACGGGCTGAGTCTCTACTCGAGTAGTATCTGTCCAGTTAAGAATTAACGCGTCAGTACCGGCTGCGGTTGCTTTAGCATTTATAGCATCTACTTCACTATCAATATTTTGAAGAGTATAAGTGCCATTATTATTAGAATCAATAAATGCCTGTTTTATTAAGTCTCCTTTCTTGTAAACAACATTATCAATAGTTACAACTTCAGTTGCAAAAGCACCGGGTTCTACAAAAACAACTGACAATGTATATGTGTTGCCTGAAATTAAAGTAGTAGTACTATCTAATGGTATAGATGTAGTACTAGGATCAGTACCTGAGTTTGATATACGGCCTCCCATACGAACCGCATATCTGGCTGAATCCTGTATGTTGATAACATCACCAGGCATAAGAAAGGTAGCATTTAAAGCAGTGGAAAAACTAACAACTTCTCGTTGGTTTGCCGCAGTCCATAGTTTCCATCGACCGTACCGCAAAGCTTGTCCTTCGCTAGTAGCACCCATTGCTACTGCTTTTTGAGATATTAGTTTACCGGTTTCGGCGATATTCAGTCTATCTTCTACAATTAGAGGAGAGGCTTTGTAGTTAGCGTCAGGATCAATCCATGTAACAATACATTGATTAATGCGTGTTTTACTTCCAGTGCCTTCATATGAAAACTTGCCCTCGATTATGTTAGCTTGAGAAAAGTTATATACAGGACCACTAGGCGCGTCCATAACCGGAACGACTTGCCCGTCAATATAATACAACATACTACGAAATACCGTCGCTATGTCTTTGAGTACTTTGTATGCGTCCGCGGCTTTAGTAAAGTATAGATTAGCAACAAATCTCGGCTCAAGTCCTCCTTTTCCGTCATCTACAAGACCGTCACAGTATCTTGATATTCTATACAACGCATACTTATCAATATCGGTGGACTGTAGGAAATCTCCGAGCCCATAGCGATTATTTGTAAGTATATCATAAAATACCCAAGCAGGATTATTTGTATAAGCTTTATCAGTTGCAAAAGCACCATCCCAATCTTGGTAGGTACTATCTACAAGTCCGCTAGTAGTATTGCGCGTGTAATTAGCTACGCCATCACTGGACTGCTCTCTTGTTACGTAGTTAGAGGGCACGCTTACTTTTAAGCCTCTAGCATGATATGATCTGGTAGGAATGCTCTGAAACGTTTTTGTATCAAAAGTTGTTTTAGCAAGAGATGTAAAAGGATGAGTTAGTATATCTTTAATAACACAAGTTGTATTAGATATAGTAGAAGCCGCAGACATTTGCCAATCATGGTATGTTTCAGTAAGTGTTCTATATGCAGGGCCGTCATGATTACTAATTCTTGATACTCTTACTTGAAAATCTGCAAAAGGGCGGAATTTTGTTAGGTCTATTGTCTCGACAAAAGTGACAGAGTTTTTATACATTCCTGAATGTACTGCAGGATGCTTCAGCACTTGATAGGCTTCAAAACTACTTCCACCGGGTTTTTTAATAGCTATTTCTGTTTTATACCGAGTAAAAGTATTCATATCATTACCTTTACCACTGACAGCATAATGTCCTCCGCCGTAGGCAAAAGTAATTCGAGCTTCGTCTACTTCTTGTACTTGACTCGCGGTTAAATTGAAACCAGAGGCTGAAGTTCCTATTAGCTCTTTAGGAGCCTGACTGCCTCCATAGTTACTGGATTGTTCCATAGCACCGCCTGCACTAGGTGTGTTGCTAATAGAAGTGGACCCGTCCCCTCCCTTACCTGAGAAGGGAGTTTGCGCTAAGGTACCTACCCTGAACTGAGTAGTTACCCCTTGGTAATTGCTTGTCTTTGTCTGGGTTATAACATCATTATTCGTAACTACCGCGCCTGTTACATCAAACTTATACCCCCCTGTAGTACCCGGCCATACGGCTGCTAACGTAACAGTAACTCCTGACACGCTTGCAATTTTAACTATTCGATCCATCTCTAAGCTGTAAGACCCATCAGGAATCCATATCCCTGCTGCTCCACCGGTGCCTGGAACATACTCCGCAACAGAATTGCTAGTTCTTTTAGTTATAAAACCTTCGCCATACATTCCATCTCCAACACCTCCACCAGTAATAATACCCAATCTTGCAGGAACATGCGTATCTATATCAACGGGAGTTGATACCATAGCAGAGGTAAAAAAGCTTGCATTATCAACAACTGTCAAAGTGGCTGTAATATTATAGTCATCAGTACCTGCAGATCCATTAGATGCAGTTACATAGGCTTGTCCTAAGCCTTTTCTTACAATTAAATATTTATCGCCGTTTTCAGACTCTATAATCGGTGCAGTACCGCCTGCTGAAATTGTAGCAGTAGCAGAGTTATTAACCAAAGCTATAGAGACCGCGCTTTGGCTGTAGAAATTTCCGGACTCAGATAAAGGTACAGCTCTATCATCGTTTAAATATACAGAAGAAGATCCGTCTACAAGACCGTAGATAGGACCTTCTGATATAATATCTACTACCGATATAGTCTGTCTATCTTTTAGCTTTGACTGTGCGCTGCCCTGAGCTGCATATATTTCGTCCCATCTAGGCATTTCTATTTCTCCTGTGTCTGTGTCTGTGCTATATTAACATTATTAGCTGAGTCTGTAACTGTATTGTTTATTATATCTTGTGCCGATCTTCCAATTCCCGAACCGTTTCCGCCTTGTATTATATCTATAGAAATAGGTCGTCCAGCGACTCTTAGCTCGCCGTATAGTATAGGAATAGGGTCTCCTTCAATAGAGTTTGAAGCCCCCCCACTAAAAAGATAATTAGTAGGACTATCTTGGTCAACGGCAGGGTCGGGGGCCATCATCTGTTGCATCCCCGATAATGCTAGATTAATTGCAAGCAAGGCTATCATTTTTCCTCCTATTGTTCCTAAAGCTGCGGCCATTGTAAGACCAAAAGCCGATGTAGCCCCAGACGCCGTAGCCAGAGCACCAACCTGTGCCATTGTCATTGATCCTATTGCCATTGTTCCTATAAGCGGTAGTACAAAAAATACCAGTACAACCGCTGCAATAATTTTCCCAATACCAGACTTAGAGCCTGCAGGTGCAATAGCAACGGTTATGTCTCCCGCTTCTAAAGGCAAAAGTAAGTCTTCTTGGTCTATTTGTTCTCCTGCCCTGTCAATAATAAAACCTACGTCTTCTTCATGACACTTTCTGAGATAAGGTAAAAAATCGGGGCGATTTGCATTAATGCATTTAAAAATATCTGCATAATTATCCGTACTTACGATAAACTTATTACCGAATTTTTCGCCAAGTTCTCCTTGTAGGTAAACACTATGTTGCATAACGATAGACTCCACTTATATACTTTTTCCAAAAGGGGTAAAGATTTTCCCTACAGGATATTCTGT